AAAAGGAAAAGGTATACAATCAGGTGGTGGTATCATTTATCAAATAGAAGGAACTTTATTAGTTGCAAGCACAAGAGATATGCAATCAATGCCAGATAACACAGGTCGTAGATGGATTGCGATTCAAGATTTAGCAGGTAAAGTTGCTGGTGGTAAAATGTATAAAGAATTAAAGTCTGCCGTTGAAAGTAATAAAATGGATAGAAGCTCTTGGTATAAAATAGAAAGAAAAGTAGAAGATAAGTGGATGAAAGAGGTTGATTATTACGGTGATGACTATGAAGGAGGTTATGAGCGTAAAGAAAAAGAACTGAAAAAATTAATGGGCCCTATCAAAAGAAAATGGATTAAAAAGTATATTAATATGGGTTATAAAATTATTAATAAATACAAACCACAAATCAAACGACACATATTAAGTCAAAAAGATAAACCATCACAACACGGATGGAACGAAATACTTGTTAATCAAATTCATATTCAAGATGTATTTTTATTAAAGAGAAGTGATTATCCATCTATTAGAAAAGCAATAGAAAAAATCGCAACAGGTAAACTCACCGTAGGTTCACCAGCACAATTTAGAAAATGGTATAACCAACGAGGTGGTATTATAAATGAAGGATTTGGTGGAGAACTATCAAAGAGTGATAAGAAAAAATTTGAAAAAGAAAGAACAGAAAATGCAGAAGTATTGGGATATACATTAACAGGTGTTAAAGATATAAAGGAAGAGTTCGGTGCACCTGCAGGAACCATTCCATCACCAAGTAAAAAAGGTGTTGAGAAGATGAAACGAAAAGGTAACACTTCAGTTCCTTATGGTAGTGGATATAAAAAAGTGAACGAACAAGATAAAAAAATTAAAAAAGTGATTGGTATTTATGGTGGAAGATTTCAACCATTTGGGCCTCATCACTTTAAAACTTATAAATGGTTGAAGTCACAAGTAGATGATGTTTATATTACTACAAGTGATATCAAAAAACCACCAAGACACCCAATGAACTATTCAGAAAAAGTTCGTCATATGACAAAAATGGGTGTTCCAAAAAATAAAATCGTAAAAGAAAAAACACCATATGTTGCAAACAACGCTTTGAAAAAGTTTGACCCAGAAACAACTGCAGTTGTTTATATCTTTGGTGCAAAAGACGCAGGAAGATTAGTTGGTGGTAAAAAGAAAAGTGGTGGTAAAACTTATTATCAAGATTTTAAAAAGAACAAAAAGAATTTAGAGGGTTATGAACAACATGGATACATACTTACTGCACCACACCAATCTATCAAAGTGGGTGGACAAGAGGTAAGTGGAACCGTAATGAGAAATCTATTAGGTAGTCCAAAAGTGAAGAAAGAAGAAAGACCTAAATTATTTAAACAAGCCTTTGGATATTATGATAAAGGTGTTTACAATATGATGACTAATAAGTTTAAGAAATTATTTGAGATGTTTGATAGTTTCTTAATACGAAATGATTTATCAGAATTATTAAAAGAGGGTTCTAATACAAATTTATTTCCTATTGATGATGGCCCACCTACATTTTATGATGGATTTAGTGACTACAAAAAACATTCTAAAGAATGGATAGAGTCAATGTACAAAAGTTCAGATGAAGGTATTGGTTGGGAGTTAGTTCATTATATATTGGGTAAAAACGCAAATGACCCAGGATTAGATTTCACTACAAGAATGGATAAAGTACCTACGGTTGCATATGGTAGAAGAGGTGCCGGCCCATATGGTGAAAGATTCCCAAGTGAAGACCCAGTTAAGGCATATAAGAAATGGTTAGAGAATGTAATTAGTGGACTTGACTTTGAAGTGGTAAAGTGGTTTGGATTGACAGATAATGAAAGAGATGTGACAGGTGTACCTGTTGAAGCTCCTGCATTACCAGGTGTTCAAACACAAGACCAAAATACACAAAGAGCAGTTGAACTTGATTTAGCACCAGGTGATGAATCTATGGGTGACGCAATTGATGATATTCAAGAAGGATTTATGAAAGAAGTCAACTTATTAATAGAAGGTGGAGCATATGGACATATGTCTCATCCATTTGATGATAATAATTTGACCTTTTCAGATTTGAAGATGATAGTTATTAATGGATTGGGAGGAAAGTTAGATAGAGAAGATGGTGTTACAGAGAAACTTGATGGACAAAATCTAATGGTAAGTTGGATTGATGGTAAGTTAAGAGCAGCTCGTAACAAAGGACACCTAAAGAATTTTGGTAAAACATCACCAACAACAAGTGGAATAAAATCTATGTTTAGTGGTAGAGGAAATATAGAAAAGGCTTTTGTAGGTGCAATGAAAGATTTAGAAAAATCAATCGGTTCATTATCAGATAAACAACAAGAGAAGATATTTGGTAATGGAAAACGATGGATGAACTTAGAGGTTATGTATCCAGCAACTTCAAATGTAGTAGATTACGATGTAGCAGAAATAGTGTTTCACGGAACATTAGAGTATGATGAAAGTGGTAGACCAATTGGACAACCAAAAGATTCAGCTCGTATGTTGGCAGGTATGATTAAACAAACAAACAACCATATACAAAAAATGTTTAAGATTGGTAAACCAAACTTCTTGACCGTACCAAAGGTACAAAATTTTGGTAAGAAGAAAAATATGTATTTAGGAAAATTAAAAAAACTACAATCACAATATGCATTGAGTGATAAAGATACTTTAGGTATGTATCATGAATCATATTGGAGAGAATATGTTTATAATGCATCAAAACAATTTAAAGTAAAATTAAAACCTGCACAATTTGCCAAGTTGGTAAAGAGATGGGCATACTTTGATAAGTCATATAAGATACCACAAATCAAAAAAGACTTTGGTAAAAATCAAAAGTTTTTAGATTGGATATTAAAGACAGATAAGTTTGACCATAATAAAATATTTAAACAAAATATAAAACCATTTGAGGTATTATTCTTCCAAGTAGGTGCAGAAATACTTAAAAATATAAGTGGATATATGGCAGTTAATCCTGATAAGACTATTCAAAAAATGAGAAAAGAAATTATCAGTGCAATGAAAGATTTACAAAAACCAGATAAAATAGAAAAATTAAAAAAACTAAAACTACAAATTGAAAAACTACAGAAGATTGGTGGTTTAGATGCAATAGTACCAAGTGAAGGTATAGTATTTAAATACAAAGGTAAAGTATATAAATTTACAGGAGCATTTGCACCAATCAATCAAATACTCGGTAGTATAAAATTTGGATAGGAGTTATAATGGCATATAGTAAAGAAGCAGAAAGACAGAATAAGGCCTTGGCCGATTTAATGGCAGGAAAAGAACATGAAAAAGAATATGTTCAAGTAGGATACGAAGGTAAAAAAGAAGACCTTGGTGGAAAGACAAGAGAATCAGAATTAAGTAAAGTAATGCAAGATGCAAGAATGCCTTTGTTTTGTCCTAAGTGTGATAAAGCAATGAAGAAAAAACTTGATGATAAGTTTTGGAGAATTAAAGGACATTGTTTTGATTGTCAAGTAGAATTTGAAAACAAACTAAGAATGAAAGGTGAGTTTGAAGATTACGCACAACTAAAAATATTAGAAAATCAGAAGGCATATTTAATAGATATGGAACAAAGTATTGATGAATTTGAAAAATCAGGTGGTAAGAAAACTTGGTTAAATAATGTAGGTGTAAACACACCTGAACTTGAAAAGGAAAAGTGGGAAATGGGTAAAAAAGATTTTGAAAACCAAGTCACAGAGGCTAGAAAGTTCATACAAGATGCAAAAGATAAAGTAGAAGATTTTGAAAAACAAATACAAGGAGACAAATAATGATTGGTAAAATAATCGGATTCATAACAAATCTATTTTTTGGTGGAAAGAAAAAAGAAGAAGTCAAAAAATTAGATAAGGCAATTCAAGTTAAAAACGAAGAGGTTAAAGACCTTGAGAAAAAAGTAGAAGTACTTGAATCTAAAAAAAGAGTAAACAAAAAAGAAGTAGCTACTCTTAAAAGAAAAGTAACTAATACTAAAAAACAAATTTTAAAGGCCGAAGAAGCAGTCAAAACAGACGATGTTGATGAAGCAGTAAAATTTTTGAAGAAATTTAGTAAGTAATATATATTTATATATACATGAAATATTTTATTTACATACTATTTTTTGGTTTATTGTTTGGGCAAGATTCAAAAACCTTCACCTTTTCAGAGGAAGAAGTTCTTGGGTTCACTAACAAAATTAAAGAATTAGAGTTAAAAGATAGTTTGAATGTATCTTTGGTATTGGACTTAGAAAAACAAATCCAATTATTAGAAGATAATTCAAAATCTGATTCTCTAATTATTGATTTCAGAACACAACAACTTCAACTACAAACAGAGACTATTAATCTCTATAAGGAAAAGGTTAAGGTAGTGAAACCTAAGTGGCACGAAAACAAATGGTTATGGTTTGTTTATGGAGTTGCTGCGACTTCGGTTTCTGTTAAACTTGCAGGTGAACTGAACTAATGGCAGAACAACTTAAACAAGTAATTAAACAAGAATATATTAAGTCTGCAAAAGACCCAGCGTATTTTTTGAGAAAGTATTGTGTGATACAACATCCAATCAAAGGTAAAGTACCTTTTGATTTGTATGATTTTCAAGAAAAGACAATAGAAGAGTTTGAGAGTAATCGTATGAATATTATTCTTAAGGCTCGTCAGTTAGGTATATCCACATTAACTGCAGGTTATGCATTGTGGATGATGACATTTCATCAAGATAAAAATATATTGGTAATTGCAACTAAACAAGATGTTGCAAAGAATTTAGTTACTAAGGTTCGTGTTATGCACGCAAACTTACCGAGTTGGTTGAAACAAAGATGTGTTGAGGATAATAAATTATCACTACGATATGTCAATGGTTCACAAGTCAAGGCAGTATCATCAGGACCTGAAGCTGCTCGTTCAGAAGCTCTATCATTATTAATACTTGATGAGGCAGCATTCATTGATAAGATTGACGATATATGGACTGCATCTCAAGCTACTTTAACAACTGGTGGTCAATGTATTGCATTGTCAACACCAAATGGAGTTGGTAATTGGTTTCACAAAACTTGGTTAGATGCTGAAGATGGACGAGGTATGTTCAACTTCATTAAACTTCATTGGACGGTACATCCTGATAGAGATGAAAGTTGGAGAAAAGAACAAGATATTTTATTAGGGCCAAGTGGTGCAGCACAAGAATGTGATTGTGACTTCTTAACATCAGGTACTGGTGTAATTGACCCAATATTATTAGAAAATTTAAGAACAAAATCTTGTAATGACCCAATGGAAAAACGAGGAATTGATAGTAATTGTTGGATATGGGAACCGCCAGACTATACAAAAAACTATGTAGTATGTGCTGATGTTAGTAGAGGAGATGGAACAGACTATTCTGCATTTCATATAATTGAAGTTGAATCATTAGAACAAGTTGCAGAGTACAAAGGTAGAATAAATACCAAAGACTTTGGGAACATGTTAGTCAGTATTTCAACAGAATATAACGATGCTTTACTAATTATAGAAAACAATAATATTGGTTGGGCAACAATCCAACAAGTAATAGATAGGGATTATCCTAATCTATTTTATACAAGTAAAGATTTAAAATATGTAGATGTTCAACATCAATTGACAAATAAATTTAGAACATCTGAAAGAAATATGGTGGCTGGATTCAGTACTACAATGAAAACCAGACCATTAATTATTGCAAAACTTGAAGAGTACTTTAGAGATGAATCAGTTGTGGTTCGTTCTAATAGATTGATAGATGAGTTATTGACATTTGTATATGTTAATAACAGAGCCGAAGCAATGAGTGGATATAACGATGACCTTGTTATGTCATTTGCTATCGGATTATGGGTTCGTGATACTGCATTAAGATTACGAACTGAAGGTATTGAGTTAACAAAAAAAACCTTAACCGCGATGAACCAAGAAGGAGTTTACACACCAAATGATAATAATAATGGTGAGTGGGATTGGGAAATTGGTAAGGATAAGAAAAAAGAGTCATTAGAGTGGCTCTTATAAGTGAGGTAAAAAATGGCAGATACAACATTATTTGGTAGATTAAGAAGATTATTTAGTACAAATGTAATCGTAAGAAATGTCGGTGGTAGAAAATTAAAAATCGCTGATACAGACCAAATACAAACACAAGTAAAATCACATTTAGTTGATAGGTATTCAAAACTACATTCCAACTTAGATTTAGTTGGTACAGGTTATTCAACCGTTCATCAAGTGATGGCTGCGAGACTTGCATTATTCAAAGATTATGAGTCAATGGATAGTGATAGTATTATATCAAGTGCATTGGACATATATTCAGACGAATCAACAATGAAATCTGAGTATGGTGATGTATTAAAGATACAATCTGATAACGAAAACATCAAAGAAATATTACATAATTTATTTTATGATATTATGAATATTGAATTTACACTATGGCCTTGGGTTCGTAATATGTGTAAGTATGGTGACTTTTATCTTTACTTAGATGTTAGTGAAAAATATGGTATTACAAATGTAATTCCACTTTCACCTTATGAAGTCGTAAGAGCAGAAGGAGAAGACCCAGAGAATCCTTATTACACTAAGTTCTACTTAGAAAGTATTGAAGGAGCACATCCTTATCTTGGTCAAAATAATCCACAGAGTCAAGGAAAAAGTATTGAATTTGAAAATTTCCAAGTTGCTCACTTCAGATTAACTAATGATAGTAACTTTTTACCTTATGGTAAATCAATGATGGAAAGTGCTCGTAAAACTTGGAAACAATTAACACTTATGGAAGATGCGATGTTGATTCATAGAATCATGAGAGCACCATCAAAGAGAGTTTACAAGATTGACATTGGTAACATACCACCAAATGAAGTTGACAATTATATGCAAAGAAACATCAACAAGATGAAGAAAACACCTTTCCTTGATGAGAATACAGGTGAGTATAATTTAAAATATAACATACAAAACTTAACAGAAGACTTTTTCTTACCAGTTCGTGGTGGAGATAGTGGAACTGAAATCAATGAGTTAGGTGGATTGGACTATGATTCAACTGATGATATTGAATATTTAAAAAATAAAATGTTGGCATCACTAAGAGTTCCAAAAGCATTCTTAGGATTTGATGAAAATGTAGGTGGTAAAGCGACACTCGCAGCAGAAGATGTAAGATTTGCAAGAACCATTGAAAGAATTCAAAGAATTGTTATTTCAGAGTTAACTAAAATAGCAGTAGTACATTTGTACTCACAAGGATATACAGATGAAGAATTGGTCAATTTTGATTTAGAACTAACCAATCCATCAACTATGTATGACCAAGAAAAGGTAGAATTGTGGAGTTCAAAAGTATCATTGGCTCGTGATATGGTAAGTGACAAAATCTTACCTACAGAATGGGTTTATGATAATATATTTAATTTCTCTGATGAGGAAAAGGATATAGTCAGAAAACAAATTATTGATGACCAAAAAGATAAGTTCAGACATGAACAAATTGAACAAGAAGGTAATGACCCTAAAGAGAGTGGAGAATCAGTTGGAACACCAAGTGACATGCAGTCAGGTGGTGGATTTGATGAAGATAGTTCATCTGGTTCTGTATTTGATGATAAGGGTGGTTCACCTGAAGGTGGGTTTGAAGGTGCTGGAAGACCTAAAGAAGCCAATAAATATGGTAAAGAGAGTGGTGCGAGAGGTCGTAACCCATTAGGTCAAGAAGACAGAAAACCAAGAAATAAAAAAAGTAAGTTCACATCACCACTGGCATTAGCACATTATGATGCATTAAAAAAATCCATGGGTAGTAGGGCGACAGAATTAATCTCAGAAGAAAAGAAAATTGATGAGGTCAGTAAAGAATACAATGAATATAAAGAAGATAAAACTAAAAAATAGTGTAGATTAAATACACATTTCTTGAAAGTTTTATATTTATTAAAGTAGTATAAAAGGATATTGGAGCAAATATGTCTATTTCAAATGTTAAACATAACAAAATAAAAAACACGGCAATTCTATATGAATTATTGAGTCGTCAAATCACGGTTGATGTGTTAAATGACACAAAAAATTCACCAGCCGTCAAGATATTTAAAGAATTTTTTAATAAAAATACAGAATTAGGTAAAGAATACGAACTTTATCGTATTATAACTGAGAAAAAGTATTCACAAGAATCTTACGCAGTTAAATTACTTGAGGCTGTCATATCAAGTCGTCAACGATTATCAAATCGTAGATTAAACAACGAAAAGTATAATTTAATTAAAACAATTAAAGAAAACTATAATGTAAAAGACTTCTTCAATACAAGATTACCAAATTTCAAAGTATTTGCTTCAATATATAAAGTTTTTGGTAATTCTGAAAATGAAAATCCTGTTGAAACTACAGATAGTACAATTACATTGGTAGAACACATCACATCAAAACCTAAAAACGATAAAAGTAAGTCTAAAGTCATGGAAAACTTATCAGAACAAGATAAAGACCTAAGATTGTTGACTTATCAATTGTTAGTAGATAAATTTAACTCTAAATATAAATCTTTAAACGAAAGTCAAAAAGATTTATTAAAAGAGTATATTAATAATCTATCTAATACTAATTCGTTAAATGAGTTTGTTAATAGTGAAATTGTTAAAATTAAATCAACTCTAAAAAAATATGTAGTTAAAGTGGATGATGATATTACTCGTATTAAGTTAGAAGAGGCCATCAATCATATTGACACATTGGTTCCATCAAAAGTAGTTAAAGATAAAAATATAATCTCACTAATGAGATATTATGAGTTAATTAAGGAATTAAAAGATGTCACTATCAGAAAAACAACTTAAAGAACTTCTCAAAAAGATAATTCGTAAAGAACTTCAAGAAAGAGAAATTGAAGAAGTATCAACTTCTGCGGCAACACCTGGATATATGACACCAAGAGCATTTAGTGGTAAAGGTTCAGTAGATGGTGTTCCATTGGATAGAAGAGATTCAGTTGCAAGTGGTAGTGGATATTCCAAAGTAAATGAAGATAAAGACATAGGTCATCAAGATGATGAACCAAACATGTTAAGGTCAACTACTTTAGAGTTAATGGAATATAGTAAAAAACTTCATGATGCATTAGAAAAATATGATGATTCATCTGAAGAAATAGATTTTCCTAATTGGTGGCAATCAAAACTAATCATATCAAAAGAATATTTACAAAAAGCATATCATTACTTAGATTCAGAAGAAAAGTTAAGTAATGAAGTCCAAACTGAACAGATTAACGAAGTAATGTTTGCAGTTAAAGTTGAGAAAGATGGTCAAACTATACAAACTATTGTTAATGCATCATCTAAATCACAGGCAAAAGCTAGAATTGCAAAAATACTTAAAGGTGGAATGAAGGCAGTTAAAGATGTTCAAAGAGTACAACCAACTCTTGGTAAACAAATTGATAAGAAAATTGAAGGATTTAAAAGTGATGCACAGAGAAGAGCTGCATTCGCAAGTGGTTATGAAGAAAAGGGTAAAAAGAAAAAGAAAGAGGGTGTAAACGAAGGTCGTTATCACGATTGGAGAAATGACGAATCCCTAACACCAAAACAAAAAATTGGTAAAAGTATTCGTGAAGTTCGTAATTCACTAAGTGAATTAGATAAAGTGGTTAAGATGGCAGTTAAATTGAAAACAGAATTAAATGTAGATTCAAGGTCTTATTGGAAAAATACACATAAGGCAATCACAAAGATTTCAGAAAGATTAGTTAAAATGGCAAACAAAGTTGGAAACTTAAAATGAAGTTAAAAGATTTAATAAAAGAAAATTTATGGAATGAAAGAAAGTTTGGTGAACCATTACCAACACTTGAAGACACAACAAAGGCCCATCAATTAAAAGAAAAAGAAGACGATGGGTATGTATCAATCGGTTTTGGTCGTTTCAAGAAGAAAGGTCAAGAAGATAAAGATGGTGCAGATGTATATGTTAAATCTGATAAAGGTCAATATGTAAAAACTAAAGACCAATCATCAGATGATAAAGAAAGTCCAAAAGGTGATGATAGTGAGAAGAAAGAAAAACCAAAGGTAAATATTTTTGATAAACCAAAAGATGATGATTCTCACGAACCAGATGATTTAAGTGATTTTGACCCGGTACATGATGACCCTAAAGATAATGTATATAATGATGGTGAGATAGAAACCATAGTGGATAAAGATGTAGATGAAATAAAAGCTATGTTGTATGGTAAAAATCCACTTGCAAAGTATATGAGTTACAAAGCTGATAAAAGTATACAACAACATCTTGATGCATTAAAAGATGTAGGTAATATGTCACCTGGTAAAGAAGATTTTCACAAAGATGAATTGTTTTCAGTTCTTTCACAAGCTCAACAAAATATGGAAATGGGTAAAGTTAAACAAGGTGAAAGGTTTAGTGGTGATAGAAAATTTCTACCTAAATCAAAAAACGAAAATTATAATCCAAGTGATAAATTCTTAACAGAAAGTATGGATTTATTAGAAAGAGATTTTGGTCAACCATTACCAACATTACAATCAGTAATGGAAAAACATCAAAAGAATGTTAAAGAAGGCCCCGATGATGTAAGAGTCACTAAAAAACAATTACAAATGTTAATTAAACAAGAGGCTGCATTCAGAAAAAGAATGTTAAACATTGAACAAGGTTTCCTAAGAGACCCAAGACCAGAAAATAAAAAATTAGCAAAAGATATTAAAAAGTCCTACAAAGATAATGTAACTAAATTTATGAGAGAAGTTGTAGGAATGTTGAAGAGGATGAAATAATGAGAAACTTAATTGTAGATTATATACCATTTGAATTATCACCACAACAAATCCAAGAGTCTTTAAAAGAGAACAATGGTAAGTTGGTGGTTAAAGGTGTATTACAAAGAGCAGATGCAAAGAATCAAAATGGAAGAATATATCCAAGAGAAGTATTGGTTCGTGAATCTAAAAAATATAGTGAGAACTTTATTAAACAAAGTAGAGCACTTGGAGAACTTGACCATCCTGATTCATCAGTAGTTAATTTAACAAATGTATCTCACAATATTACAGAGATGCACTTTGAAGGAGATAATCTATTAGGTACGGTTGAAATCTTAACAACACCAAGTGGAAATATTTTAAGAGAATTATTCAAGAATGGTATCAAGTTAGGTATTAGTTCTCGTGGTATGGGTTCAGTAGAACAAGTTAATGAAGATGATGGTCAAGGTGGTCAGGCACTTAAAGTTGGTGATGACTTTGAACTTATTGCATTTGACTTTGTTAGTAATCCTTCTACACATGGTGCATTTATGTATCCAATGAATGAGAGTGTTGACCATAACCAAACACAAGGTAGAACTTGTGGTGATTGGTGTAAGGCAGAAGACATAATCAATAAAATCATCAGAGGAGAGTAAGTTGCCATCCAAATCCAAAGCTCAACAAAGATTTATGGGTTTGGTTCACTCGTATAAAAAAGGTGAAGTACCTGCGAGTAAAGTAAGTAAGGCTGTCAAAGATGCAGCAAAATCAATGGATACAAAATCTGTTAAGAAATATGCATCCACAAAACACAAAGGGAAACCAGAAAAAGTGAATAAAGAATTTGTAATCAAGAAAATTAGAGAACTATTAGATACAGAAATGGAATCTTGTGGTTACACTATGTCTGCAAAAGACCCATCTTATAAATTAAAATCACCTGGTGGAACTGGTGACGAAGACAGAAGATTAAAAGAAGTTGTTACTGAGGGTGAAAAAGAAAAGATTGAAAAGTTATTAATCAAGTATGGTAATACACCTGAAGACGCAAAACAAATGATTAGTAAAACCTATGATTACATAAAGAAAGCTTATAGAAATGCAAATGCATCAAAGAAAGCAGAGATTATGTCAGGTTTAATGAAATTTGAAACAACAGAAGATTTTGGTAATTTGGTTGAAAAGTGTTGGAAAGGATACATGATTCATCCAAAAAGAAAAACAAAAAAATTATTTGGTAAAACATATCCTAATTGTGTAAAGAAAGAAAATGTAAATGAGATGATGGGTGTGTTAAATGAAATGGATTATAGAGGATTCATTAAATATATGAATGATTTCTATGGGCCTAAAGGAATTTATCCTGATAAGAAGAAAAGAACATTAGGACAAAAAGAAATCGGAATGGCATACTCAGTATTATTAAAGAAAAAACCAAACTTTGAAATTGGATTTGATTCTACAGATAGAGAGATGTTGAGAGATATTTTAATCAAGTTAAGAAAACTTGACCCTGATTATTCACAAAAAGAATCAGTAGATGAAAGTAAAACTTCCAATATGATGAGAAATATTCGTAAAGGTGGTACTGCAGGGCCTTGGAATATTATTGTAAGTAAAAATAATAGTATACGAAGAACCACTATGGTGAAAAATTTAAAAGAGATTCCAGCATATATGGATGATATAAGGAAAAAATTTCCAAACCATAAGATTGGTATAGAATCTAAAGGTGGTAAGATAGTTTACAGAGAAGCAATGGATAAAAGACAAGGTGCCGAAGCTCTAAAACAAATCGGTGGTAATAGATTTATTGCAATGACAGGAGCAAAACACTTTGGTGTAGGGCCAAATGGAATGAGTTTTAAGATTGGTAGAAACTCTAAAAGAGTAAACCATGTCACAATAGATTATGATAGAGGTAGAGATTTATATAATATGAAATTTGATTGGGTAACCATCAAAGGTATTAAAAATAAGAAAACACTAAAAGGTGTTTACGCAGACCAGTTGGCAAAAGCATTTGAAAAATACACAGGAATGTATACAAGTTTATAGGAATAATGATGATTAAATTAACAGACATAATATCAGAATCAAAGGTATCTTACTTAACAGAGAACTTTAAAAGTTCAATATTAAGAAAACTTTCTATGGGTAATAATAATTCATTAGATAGAGATTTATATACTTACTTGGCAAAACAAGGTTTAAGAGCAAGTGAAATTGAAGATGACCATATTGAAAAAGTAACTAAATTACCAAGAAAAGGTGTTGCGATTGCAGTTACAAGTAAACCTGCAACACTAAGAGCAAAAGGTAATAGATATTGGGAACGAGATGTTGAGATAGATAAAGGAACAATCGTTACCGTATTCAAAGATGGTAAAACACTTTGGTATACAAAGTCTTGGAGAAGTAAAGATATTCAAGTTGGTAATCCTACAAGATATGGTGCTGAAGATATGAAAACATTCGGTTTAAATAAATACGGATGGCAAAGTCCTAAGGCAGTAAGAGGAATATCTGGTATTCAATATTATCATATCAAACTTGAAGAAGATTTACCATTTATGGGTGGTGATAAAATCAGAAAGTTAAGACAAGATATACAGGCTGGTTCATTTAGATTTAAAGATGATAAAGAGTTCAGAGATGAAAACAAAAGAAGATATGAAGATGCCATCAGAGATTTATACAATGACCCTGAAAAAGTTCAAGCAAAAATCAAAAAGACAAAAGATTATAGTGATAAATTAATACAAGGTTTGATTGGTGGTAAACCAACTGCAGAATCTAAAAAACTTATGTCACAACAAAATTCTAAAGATATGACTGATGAAATGAAAGCGATGGCCGTATTAAGAGATATCGCAGATGGAATGGATAGATTCTATGATAAAGTTCGTTATTATCAACAAGCATTAGAGAATGATGAACGAGATAAAGAAAAATATCCAGATAATCCATATATGGGACAAGAAGCTTCTAAGTATGGTAAAGAGATTGCTGCAGTATCTAATTTAATTATTCAAGGTAAATTCAGAGGGTATTTCTAATGATTAAGTTAAAAGATTTAATAAAAGAAGAAGAGTGTCATTGTGGAGATTCATGTTGTTCTACTAAAGAACAAGTGAATGAAGAAGTGATAACTGAAAAGAAAGAAGTTAATCAAGTAAACATTGATAAACTTGCAAAGATGACTGATAGGAATTATCATACAGAGGCCAGAATGGAACTTGCAAAAATGTTAAGAAATAAAAAATTAATAGAGATGTATAAACATCTTGATGCTCTACATATGTTTTTTAGAGATATTAATGATTTAAAAGATGCTCGTAATCGGTTAGATAAGATGTTATTCAAACAAGCAGAAAAAGAATTTACTAATTTTAAAGATGTATATGGAGCGTTTTAATGAGTAGTATGACACCAAAAATGTGGGCAAAATGGAAAGACTATCGTTTATATGAAAGTCCAGATGACCTAATTGAATTATTTGAACTATTAGAGGAAGATGGAATGTATGTTCCTGGTTCAATGTCAGGTAAGGGTATGAAAACCATACCATCAATGGGATATTCAACACCTGAAGCAAAAAAAATGGTTGAAAAAGATATTCAAGTAATGGGTAAGATTTTCAACAAGGCATCTCAACAATCTATTAAAATGATGTTGAGTGGTGTAAAGGGTGGTAAGTATGATGCAATGGACTTAATACAAGGTATTAAAGGTGGTAAAGCAGGTGATACAAGTATGGGAGTTGCAGATATGTTAAGAGTATTATGGAACAAAGTAGACAAAAGATTTCGTAGTTATCTTCGTGGTAAAAAACGAAGATAATGATATTTATATAAGTATAAGGAGATACAACAATGGCAAAATTAAAAGATTTAATAGAAGAAAATTTTTCACTCGTTGGTGGTATGGTATCAACACCATCTATCAATCAAGATGGAATTTCACTTTCTTCATTAGTAGAAGACCAATATGGTGAAACACAAGAAGAAAGAGTTGACGCAAAACAAGTAATGGAAGCACTTTCTCAGTATAACGAAATTGGTAAACAACTATACATGAACGATGATTTAAGAGAGACTGCAGAAAAGTTATCTCAAATCGCACAATTAACTAAAAATCATACTTTAAGTGAAACAGAAGATTGGTTTGATAAAGTTACCGTAAATCGTAACATGAAAGAACTAACAAACTTTTCAAAACAATTTGGAAAGATTTCAAATGAAGCACAAGCAGTTCGTGAAAGACTTGCAACTTTATATGAAGATATGGGTAATATTTTAAATCGTTATTACGATATACCAGAAGTTCAAAAACATGATTCAGAGGGTGTTGTATCTGAAAAAGATGGAGAATATGAAAAGTTCTTCCAAGGTGCATTAAAGAAATTTGGTGTAAGTTCACCAGATGAATTAGGTGATGACGAAAAGAAAAAGAAATTCTTTAATTATGTGGATGCAAACTATAAAGCAAAAAACGAAAAAGACTAAGTGAGGTTCAATTGATAAAAGTTACAATTCGTAAAGGTCAAAGTGTAGAGAAGGCACTTAAAATCTTCAAAAAAAGAGTAAAAGAAAGTGGAATGATGTTAGAGTTAAAAGATAGAAGTTTCTATCGTAAACCATCTGATATCAAAAGAGAGAAAAAGAAGAAGGCCATTTTAAGAAATTATTATAAAACCTTAAAAGAAAAAGATTAAAAAAAATACACACTTTGTGTGATTTTTCTTACCTTTCTTGATATTTATTAAGAAATAAAATACACTATCGTGCATTTCGCACATCATATAGTGTCACCAATTTAATTCAATTATAGTTCCCAATAACTATATTAATTCCGTGGAGAATACAAAATGGATGATTTACTAAAAGAAGCTATCGCAGATGCAAAAGCAGTTCGTGAAACCGCACTTGCAAATGCAAAAATAGCTCTTGAAGAAGCATTTACACCACGATTGAAATCTATGCTTTCTCGTAAGATTGAAGCTGAACTTTCTAATGAAGAAGAATCTGAAGACGATAAAGTCGCAGACGATGAAACATCACATGATGAAATCGCTGACGATGAAATCGCAGATGATGAAACTTCACATGATGAAGGTGAAGGTCATGACGAAGAACCTGTTGACGATGAAATGCACTCTGAAGAAGAGGGCGATGAAAACGAACCAGCAGATGATGAAGTCGCTTACGAAGGTGAAGATGAAGATGATAAACCAGCAGACGATGAAGTCGCATATGAAGGTGAAGAAGACGATGATGACGACCTTGACCTTGAGGCTGTATTAGCTGAGTTGGAATCTGAACTAAAAGAAGAAGAAGAAGACGACAAAGAAGACAAAATGGACGAGTCCGAAGAAATTGAAGAATCTGAAGAAGTAACTGAAGAAGACGCAGTTGAAGAGGGTGAGGAAATTGAAGAAAACGATGTATCTTCTGATATCGGAAAATCAGATAACAAACAACCAGGCAAAGCTGGAGATTCATCAGACATCGGAAACGCAGGAAAAGCAAAACATACTGAATCTATTGATGAAGTTGACGACAAGGACGATAAAGACGAAGTTGACGAAGACATTGATTTAGAAGAAGTATTAAAAGCTCTTTCTGAAGAAGAAGATGAAGATGACAAAGTGGATGAAGTGAATGCACTTCAAAACGAATTGAAAGAACACAGAGATGTTGTAAAATATCTTCGTGGAAAATTAAATGAAGTTAACTTATTAAACGCAAAACTATTGTTCTCAAACAAATTGTTTAGAGCGTTTGGTTTAAGTAACGAACAGAAATTAAAAGTTGTTGAAACTTTTGATAGAACTAAAAACCTAAGAGAAATCAAGTTAGTTTACTCTACACTTGCTGAATCTTTCCAAAATAGAAAACCTATTAAGGAATCTAAAGGTTCAAGTTCAAAGGCCGTTGCTTCAACTAAACCAACAAACGATGAAGTTTTAACTGAAGGACATGAGTTAAAGAATCGTTTTAAGAAGTTAGCAAACATACTTTAATCGGGAGACTAAAAAATGAGTGACAAATTTAAATCAGTAGAGTCTTTAATGGATGGATATAATCCACAGAGACAACTACTTGAACAAACTCGTAAATTAGTCAAGAAATGGGAACCAACAGGTCTTTTAGAAGGCCTTGAGCAAGACCATAAAGTAAATGGAATGGCAGTACTTCTTGAAAATCAAGCTCGTCAATTAATTGATGAAGCTTCAAGAACTGGTACATCTGCAAACTCTGAAGAGTGGTCAGGTGTTGCACTTCCATTGGTAAGAAGAATCTTTGGTGAACTATCAGCACAAGAATTTGTGTCAGTTCAACCAATGAACTTACCTTCTGGTCTTATTTTCTATCTTGACTTTAAATATGGTACAGCCCAAACCGACGCACATACAAACAACGCTGATGTATTTGGTAATACTTCAGGTTCTAATGTAGATGCATCTGGTGGTCTCTATGGTGCAGGTAAGTTCGGATACTCTATTAATGATGTATCTACTGCCGCACTTGCAGGACATGTTAGTACCGCAAATGCAACTCAGTTTATCAGTTCATCTGTGAGCTGGTCTGATGTTGACTTTGAACCAGACCTAAGTTCTTCAGTTGCAACTGGTGTTGCAGCAGACAATGGTCTTGTTAAACTTACAACCGCTGTAGCTTCATATTCAAACCCAGATTTTGATGGTGTAAGAGCCTTCTCAATTAGTGGTTCAGGATTTGATGAGTTTTTCCCAGCATACACTTCATATGATAAAACGAATGCACAAATTTCGTTCATCGTAAGAAAAGATGTTGCTACAAACCCATCAACTGCAGTTGTTAAATACCACAAAGTTTCTGCTACTAACTATGACAGAACAGACTTTGAGGCAACAAGTGCTCAGATTGACAATAATCCTGAATTGGATATTGACATTCCAGAACTTGACATAGCTCTAAAGAGCATTCCAATCATTGCAAAAACTCGTAAGTTAAAAGCTGTCTGGACTCCAGAACTTGCTCAAGACTTAAACGCATACCATTCAGTTGATGCCGAAGCTGAGTTAACTGCTCTATTATCTGAGTACATTTCAATGGAAATTGACTTAGAAATCTTAGACATGTTGATGGCAAACGCTTCTGCAAAGACAGAAAAATGGTCAGCAAGAGTTGGATATGAATTTGATAACACTACTAACTTGTTCGCACAATCAAGAGGTGAGTCAAATGCATACACTAAAGGAACTTGGTTCCAAACTCTTGGAAACAAATTACAGTCTGTTTCAAACGCAATTCATCAGAAAACACTTCGTGGTGGAGCAAACTTCTTGGTCGTAAGTCCAGAAACTGCTACTATCATTGAGTCTATTCCTGGATATGCTGCTGATACTAACGGTGATGCAAACAACTCAACATTCGCAATGGGTGTTCAAAAAGTTGGTGCTCTTAATAACAGATTTAATGTTTATAAGAACCCATACGCTCAAGATAATGTGATACTAACAGGTTTCAGAGGAAGTAACTTCCTTGAAACTGGTGCGGTTTATGCTCCATATGTACCATTAATCATGACACCTCTTGTTTATGACCCGAAAAACTTTACACCGCGTAAAGGGGTAATGACAAGATATGCGAAGAAGATTGTTAGACCTGAATTCTATGGTAAAGTCGTCGTCGCAGATGTCAACTATGTTTAATTGAGTATTTATACTTAATTTTACTTGAGAAAAAGGGGGAGTGTTTTACTCCCCCTTTTTTATTGCATTAGATATTTATTAGTGATGAAATATATCTAATAAGGAGA